TCCAGAACCTTCTGGTTTTACTTTAGCTTGACCGAATCCTGATAACATTACTTCTTCTTCAAAAGCTCTGTCAGATGACTCAGTTGTGTATATAGCAGTATGTAAATTATCATACTGTTTATATTCCAGGCCGAATAGTGCATTCAAACCTGGCTCTAGTTCTTTAACTAGTTGATTACGTGATATAGCCATGTTGTTATACTCCTATTATACCCCACCGTGTTGTTTAAAGAAATGCTCACTGACTACAACTCTCCAGACCACGTTTGCTGATCCGATGTCGTTGTTATCAGGGTCTCTTGAAACACCCACGATTTTTACTTGTTTTGATGCAGTAGCCAGACTTCCATCATCTAAAGTTGTTTTAGAAATGTAGTTTGGTGTAGCACCCGCAGAATATGAAATATCTGCAGTATTACCTACGTCCGTTTGCGCTGATGCACCGGCATTGTTTGATCTCACTTCATATACTTGATGTGGATCATCATTTACTAATGCAACAATATCTGTAGCAGCATTACTGCCTAATAGATATGCTTGGAACGTTGGCTTGCTTGTTGACGAGTCAGTGTAGAAAACACCATTTAGGGATCCTAAAAGTTGCTCTGTACCAGCTGCAGCTACTGCTGCTGTACCTGTTGCTGCCATCGCAACCAAATCTTGGTTGTAGATAGCTGTCGCAGATGCTGCTACAGGATATTCTCCTAGACCTGCAGTGTTAGCTGCTTGACCTGCCATTTTTACCGGTTTCATACCGAAACCAGTTGCTGACGAGTTAGCCATAGTTTTTCTCCTTAATGAACCTGCCGTCGTTAAACGGCCTCCAGTTCGGTTTATTTAATTCGCTGGTTTCGAATTGTTAAAAAATTAACTTTTCTTGCCACCGAAGGTTACACGAGTACTTCTATCAACATTGATAGGCATACTCTTATGCTGCTCCTTCGCAAGATCGGCGTCAATTGCAGATTGTTGATCTTCTGCTTGTGAGGCATAGTATTCAGTTCTTTGCCTCGCGATCTCTTCTGGTATCCTAGTCAGCACTAGGCCTCCGTGTCCGATAACCCCTGCGTATTTGCCGTCGGCGATAGTGGGAAAGTCCTCTTCGGGATATTCATCTGATCTTACTAATTCATACCCGGATCTTAAGCGTCCTTGTATGTTTTTTGTATCAGTGAATCCTAGGATTTCTGTCCTGACCCATCTGTGTCTCCATCCGTCTGGCGCGTTGGGCGTATCTAAATACGATGGTGGAGCCCAAACTTTCGGTCTCTCTTTTGGAGCTACCGTTTTTGCTTGTGATTGTACTTTTGTAGAATCACTTTTTTTAGTTTGACTCGCACGAGTTGGTTTTTTATTTTCCATATGCTTATACCTCCTTCGTGTTCATAAGTTGTTTCGCATACTCTTCTAATGGCACACCTAATTTTTTAGCAATTGCTACTTGAGAAGATGTGAGTCTCACACTTTTGCGATTAGTCTTTGAACTACGCGTTGCAGAGGCAACGGTTTGTGTAGGTTTACTAATCTGTTTGTTTACAGGTTTATCAAATTTATGAGGAAATTCAAGTCTTATTCTTTTATCTATTTCCTTATAATATTCGTCAGATTTAGGGTCTATCCCTTCCTCTTCTGTAAGTTTTCTGTGAAGATCAAAAGCAGTATAAGTCATAGCTGAATCGCTTCCAAACCATGAATTATCTTCTGCCCATGCCTCCGCCTTTCGATCTGGCGGTGCTACTGGTTGTCTTTGTTGTTGTACTTGTGTTTGAACAATTTCTTCTTTTGCTGCTTTATCTCTCATTTCATTTTGAGTTTTAAGTTCAGCAAGTCTTCCTTGTTCATAACCTAATTGTGATATAGCTGTTAGAGCTTCTGTTTCAGCTTTTGCATCTTCGCCTTGTCTTGCAGCGGTAAGCTTAGCTTGTGCAGCAGCTAATTGTCCAGATATTCTATTCTCCATTTCTGTCGTATAGTCTTTATCTAAAGTATTAGCTTGAGTCTTAAACTCATCTCTCTCTTTTTTTACAGAGTCAGCATAACGCAAAGCTTCTTCTCTTTGCCTTTCTGCTTCTCTCATTTTCTTAGTAAGTTTAGCTATTCTTTTTTTAACTCCTTCAGAATATTCTTCAACATCTTTAGTGTTGTCTTTTTGTTTATTATCTTCTTGAACATCAGGCTGCTCCACAGGTTTCTCAGATGAGTCACCGGCGATACCACCGTCTTCAAGTTTTGTTTCACGTTCGTTTTCATATGATATGTCCGTTCCATGATCTTTTATTTTTTCGTATGTTTGTTTATCTTCAGAAGGTTGTTCGACAACAACTTCTTCTACTTTTTCTTCTGGCAGTTGTACTTCTACTTCAGGACCTGAAGTATCTATATCAACTGTTTTATCTTCTTTGTTATCTGGCATAGTTTTACTCCTCTATGTTTAAAATTCGTGGAATATATCTTCAGGGTTTTCCACGGTCGCTAAAACTTCATCATCATTAAGAAGTCTTATCTCACCCCCATCTATTTTAATTCGTGATCCGGCATATCTTGCAAAGATAATCCAATCACCTTTCTTGCACCAGGGACCTTCTGGGTATCTATCTTTATCATAGCAATGTGGTCCCATACGTAAAACTAAACCACAGTTAGATGCTACCTGTGATCGTTCTATTGTATCTTCTGCTAAAATAATTCCACCTTTAGTTTTCTCTTTTTGTTTAAAAGGTAAAACTAAAAGTCTCCAACCTGTTGGTTCAGGTAGTTTAGACGATTCGTCAATTTGTTTTTCTTTTTTCTTTTCTGTCTTTACGCCAACCAGACCATTATCTGGTAGTATCACTTTTGGCTTTGATACTGATGACTGTTCCTTTTTCATTTTGCTCCTTTTTGTTTAGCAGGGTGGATATTTCCTGTAATAAACTTTCGTAAGTTCTTATTTGTCCTAACATATACTGGTATCTTTCCATACTGTCAACACCTCCACGAGCCATTAATTCTTTAACGTCTTCCTGTCGTTGTTTAAGTATTCTTATAAAATGTTCAAATAGTTCCATTATTCAAACTCCTTTATTACTTCTAGCTTTTCTTCTGCATTAGCAATTTTTTCTAATAGCTTGTCAACTTCATCTAAATGTTGAGGATGTTCACCAATACCTACTGATCTTTCAAAATAAATTTTTATTGTAGCATCAGCTTCAGATATTTGTGCTTCATACCTTTTTCTTAGTGCGTCTAGTATTACGTCTTTCACTTTTTCTCCTTTCGAAAAGACTGTCAATGAAAGCGATAAGATTATCTAATTGTGCAAAACAATTGTATATAAATCTGTCTAACATTTCCATCTTCTTCGTGCCTGACGGATACGGGAATTTGGATCGTTACGTGTTTTTGCTGATGACCTTTTTAATTGTCCTAGTGATCTAGCGCAGTATGATTTCCTACGATTAGCAGCTTTTGATCCAGGCTTCACTTTTCCTGTCACGGCTGTTTTTAATTTACTTCCAGGATTTGCTGCCCTGTAAGCTCTTACACCTTTAGCTGTCATTCCAGCTCCAGATTTTGTTGGTCTATAATTAGCACCCGGACCTTTAGTAGTTTTTCTAATAGTCATTAGACCCTACCTCCAAATGCCATTTTTTTTCTTTTTGTAAATGTTGAAACGTTTGTTGGTTTACCGCCGGGATTACCTGCTGCTCTCTTTCGTTTGACAGCACTCGCCTTTTGTCCACTTGTCATCCGTGTGGCTTTTGCAAGTGGGACGCATTTTGGATATGCTCGTTTGCTTCCTTTCGATCTCCCGCAAGGTTGATACTTGCCGTTCTTCTTCGGAGCCCCGATATCTACCCATCTCTCTTTGACCCATTTTCTTAGACCACCTTCAGCCATTATTTTCTCTTGGATTTTTTCTTCTTTTTTCCACCGGGTGTAACTTTACCAGAACAAACAGCTGATCCATACATATTTGCATATGCACTTGGATAGACTTTAAACTTTCGTTTAGCAGCCGCTTTTCCTTTTGCGCAAAGCTTTGCCATTATTTTGCTCTTCCGCCGTCCTTCATGTAGCCCATTTTGTTTCTAACTTTTCTAGGCAACTTTTTTAGACCTTTTTGACTTGGTTTTACTTTTTTTAAAACTTTTTTACCGTTTTTATACATCGGTCTTGTCATCATTCCAGGCATTATTTTTTTCTCGCTTTCCCAAATCCTCTGATTTGGATTCCAACTTTTTTCTTAGTTTTTTTATTTTTTTCTCCAGTCTTAACAACTGTACCACCAGTTTTAAATTGACCTCTTCCAACCATAATTCTATTGTTAACAGGGTTTAACATACCAGGTGATCCATCAACACCAGTAATTGCATTTCTCATTCTTTGAGCATATGCAGCTCTAATGTTTTGACCAACTGATCCTGAGTTAGAACCTTGTCCTCTCATTCTTCCAAGAAATGGAGTTGCTACATCCATTGTAGATTTTTCAATACCTCTTGGCATATTGTCTGAACCTGAATAAGCTGCATCAGATGTGAATAAAGCTTTGTCAGAACCACTAACACCTTGAGGTTGTGCTCTTCTATTCATAAATGCTCTTCCTAGTCCAGCAATCGCTGCACCGGCACCAAGAACTTTTAAAAGTTTTTTTAGTTTTTTTCTTTTAGCCATTATTTTTTACCTCCGTTTCTAAATATTTGCGTTCCCTTTATACCATATATGCTCGCCACTACAAGGATCCAAAGATTTGTAAACCATGACGGGAGCTGTGAGAACATATCAAAGAACAATTTTACCTTGTCCATAGCAGTTGGATCATCCGATACGACTGCCCAGGCCAGCACCAACACGGGCAAACTGAGAATTATCAAAACCGCCTCGTCTTTCCAGTCTGATTGTCGAGCTTCT